ACGACCAATATCCCGAGGCGAACTGGTGGGCTGACTGCTTACTATACTGGTGAGAATACTGCCGGTACTGAAAGCGATGCAAGCTGGGATAACGTACAGCTTGTGGCGAAGAAGCTTATGGTACTTACCCGCATGAGTTCGGAAATCAGCGAAGATGCGATTATCGACCTTGCAGATACCATGGCCTCAGAAATAGCCTATTCCTTCGCATTGAAGGAAGACACGGTAGGCTTCACGGGTACGGGCATTTCCACTGATGGTGGAATTGTCGGTGTTAATGTGAAAATCCTTGATGGTAATCACACAATGGCTGTGGTCGATGCGACTTCCGGTACTGATACTCTGCCAGAAATTGATGCAGAGGATCTGATCAACCTGATGTCCGTTATTCCTATGTATGCCCGTCGTGGATCTAGCTGGATATGTAGTCCGACAGCATTGGATGTTGTATTCAACGCGATTAAGACTGCTGCCGGTGGTAATACCGGTGACATGCTGAGTGATGCCAACAATCCGCGTTTCCTGGGTTATCCAGTTGTGGTTTCGGATCTCTATCCTGATAACGCTTCAACTGTATACAACAATCTGGTTATGGTTGGATTCGGCAATCTGGGTCTTGCCTGCTCGTTGGGTGATCGTCGTGGTATTCGTGTTGCACTTTCCAGCGAACAGTACTGGGAAGAGGATCAAATCGGTGTTAAAGGAACCATGCGTCATGACATCAATGTGCATGACTTGGGTTCTACGACCGTGAAATCTCCTTTCGCTGTTCTGATTGGTAATACTTAAGTTAAAGGAGAAAATTCCATGTTTCCAATTCAAAACACGGCAACTAAGCTTATTGTTGCCAATACTTCAACCGCAACCAATGCAACAACGTCAGGTCTTGTCGATGTTCTCGGCTTTGATTCTGTCGGTGTTGATGTGATGCTTGATTCACAGGCGGCAACGTCCTCGAATCCTGCCCAGCTGACGCTTCAGGAATGCGATACCTCTGACGGCACCTATGCCAACATTACCGGTCTAGTAGGTGATGCAACTGACGGTTTCACTATTCCTATTGCTGATAGTGAGAGTGCTCAGATTATCCGCCTCAATGTGGATTGTCGTGCTCGCATGAGGTATCTGAAAGTGCTGATTCAGCCCGCAGGTACTACTCAGATTGTCGGTGCTACTGCTGTTTGTGGTAAAGCCGGTGATAGTACTATTGCTCGGGCAATGATGGCTGCTGTTGCAGACGCATGACAAAGGCTCCTTCAGAGCTTAAGTTGGACTTAGGGTCCGGGGGTCTTGAGATCCCCGGATTCCTACCGGTGGACCGTCTTGGTGGGCAGGAAGTTTACCCGCTGGACTATCCAGATAATTCAATTGCTGAGATTCGTGCCAGTCATGTACTGGAGCATTTCTCACACCAAGAAGTTACAGATGTAATACGTCACTGGGTTGGCAAGTTGCAGCCTGGTGGCCGATTGCGGGTAGCAGTTCCAGATCTGGAATATATCGCCCGTGAATATTTAAGCGGTAAAGCCATAAATGTACAAGGCTATCTGATGGGCGGTCAGATAGATGAGAATGATTATCATAAATGCGCCTTTGATTCTGAAGTCTTGGAAGAGATATTTCTGGAAGCAGGGCTCGAGCGTATACACAGATGGGATTCAGAGTTACAGGACTGTGCTGCATTGCCCGTCAGCCTCAACCTGGGCGGGTATAAGCCGTCTGGTGATGCTACCCGGTGCGAAGGGTTAACCGCCGTATTATCAGCGCCTAGATTCGGTCCTGTTGCACATTTCCGTTGCGCTATGAATGCGTTTAGTCGGGCAGGGGTTGCTTATCAAATAGCTGGTGGTGCGTACTGGCATCAAATAGCCAGTGAAATACTGGAAGATCAGATATCGATAGATACTGTTCGGTATGTGATGACGTGCGATTACGACACGTTATTCGATCATCAAGACGTGTTAGAGCTTTACAGATTGATGGAAGCTGTACCGGAAGCTGATGCTATTTGTTCACTTCAGAGTAAGCGCGGTTGCGATTCCCCGCTATTTGGGATGCGCGATGATAATGGAAATCATATAACGTCGATCCCGGATTACAATTTAGCCAGGCATCTTATTCCGGTTACAACGGGGCATTTCGGCCTGACTATTTTTAGGGCAGATAGCCTGAGAAGTCATAAACGACCGTGGATGGAAAGCATACCCAATGAAGATGGTCGTTATGCCGATGGCAAGATCGATGCTGACATTGAATTCTGGCTGCGGTGGCGTAAGGCTGGGTATACCCTGTATCTGGCACCGAAAGTTATAGTAGGTCATCTGCAGGAATTGATTGCATGGCCTGGTAAAGACTTAAAGCCACGGTATCAAACCTTAACGGATTACGACGAGTCAGGGAAACCTAGCGAGATAAATAGATGAGTAAATTGCCAAGTAAGATAAGGCCAAGGACAAAAGTTAATATGAGCAAGAGGTTTTATCGGCTGAAACGTCGATATGGTTATTACGACATCGGTGCGGTGATTCAACCTCAACCAAATGTTGCAGATATGCTTATGAAGCGAGATATTATTGAGGAGGTTAATCCTCCTGCAGAAGATATTTCGCAGAAAGATATTTCGGTTGATGCTGCTGATAAGCCCAAAGTCGAGCCTACACCTCCTAAAAGGCCACGCGGTCGTCCAAGGAAGAAGCCTGAAGCATGACAATTTCAGTTGAAGCACCAGCTACTGACTATCTCCTGACTACATTGGCAGATGTTAAAGCGCTGTTGAATATTGGAGGGTTAGAGCAGGATACTTTGCTTAATACTTTGATATTGAGAGCAAGCTATGCCTGTAGTCAATATTGTCGGCGACAGTTTGCCAAAGAGCAGGTGTTGGAGACTATTCCAGGATCTGGGAATGCTCGGTTGATGCTGGAGCGGATTCCGCTCGTTACGATTGATCAGGTTGATTACGAAGGTGACACGATTGATTCCGATGAGTATGAAATCGAGCGGCATGGTAGCGGAACAGTGCTTCGTGAGAATAAGTGGACGCTGAATACTTTAGGTGATGGGATTGGTAATCCTGATTGGGAGATAACGTACACAGCAGGGTATGTCTTGCCGAATCATTCAGGTACTAGAAATTTGCCTTACGATATAGAGCAGGGCGCTATCGAGGTGGTCAAGGCATGGTATTACTCACGATGCCGGGATGGAACTTTGAGGACTGAGGAAGTTGTGGACGTTTGGCAGGGGTCTTATTCAGGGCAAGCATTACCTATGGCTGCTAAACAATTATTAAATCCCTGGCGAGTCCTGGGTGCATGAGTGACTGGACTTTTGTTGCACAGACGGCCCATTGTCTCGGTGGAAGGATTGGTGAGTCTGCTATCCTGAGACGAACAACAAAGGGCGCGTATGATCCAGAGCTAGGGACACAGGCAGCAAATACGGTGATGGATTATTCAGTCACTGTCAAAGACATCAAATTCCAAAAGGCAGAGTTAGCCCCTGATTCTATTGAGTCCGGTGACAGAATGTTAGGCGTTCCTGCGCAGGGATTATCGATTACGCCGGATATTGAGACAGATACTCTTATTATCAATAACGAGGTATGGGTTGTTAAAGGGATAAAGACTAAGCGTATCGGTGACAGCATCCTTTCATATATGTTTCACGTAAAACAATGAGTTTTGAAGACGACGTACATGAATGGACAACTAAAGTCGTCGATCAAGAGGCTGAATTTGTCGAAGTTGTTTCAAATGCTTTATTCAAAACTCTTGTCGATTTAACGCCAGCAAAAACGGGTCGGACAAAAGGCAGTTGGCGGGCACGCAGGAACAGACCTGCTAGGGGTAAGGTCAAGAGAAAGGACAAGACTGGTCGAGCAACTATAGCATCGGCTAAGCGGGTCACTGCAAAAGTCAAAGCGGGCGATGCTGTTTATCTCACGAATAATTGGTATGTAGCTTCAATCATAAATACAAATCCTCATGGTTGGCAGCCAGTCAGAATGGTGGACAGGACGTTAAGTAGAGCCCCATCAATTGCCGAAAAAGCAATTAGGAAAGTAAGGCGTGGAATTTAAACATGCCCGTAAGGATATGAGATGACCACCAAAAGACGAGCA